GTATCCCAGTCCACGGGCAGTGGGGGGTTTGATTTGCATCACGCCACGCTCCCCCGCTCTTCCCACGGCACTGCACTTAAAATTGCTTTCAGCCTTCGCGATGGCAACCGCCAGACTTGCAGGCACACCCTGCCTGCGGGCCTCTGAAGCAACCATGCTCTTTATATCACCAGCGAGTGCCGGGGTTGAAAAAACAACGACCCCGAAGGCCAGCGCAGCGATACGATGCTTCGTCAATCTCTTCTCCCCGCTGTCCAGTTCTTCTGCATCCTCACCTCACCGTTCGGGATGCACCAGATCTCCCGGCTTTCATCGAGTGCCACGACCCAGATGAGATCTGCTTCAAAGCTGTAGTCGATGACTGCAAAAGCATATCCATCACCCTTGACAGTGTTGACTGGCATTGGTGGTTCAAGTCTTGTAAACAAATTAATATCCTTTCTGTTGTGGGGTGGTTGAAGCACCTGAAATGCTTCGTGTCAAATAAAAAAACCCCGCAAGCATAACCTGCGGGGTTTTAAATTTATGGTTGTTGCTTGTCTTACTTGATTTTTGTGCTGAACTTCTTTCCTTCAAACACAAACACCTTTTTCTTGCTCTTCCTCGCAGAGGCAAATGCCTCATCGAAGCTTTGCTTCTTTGCTTTCTTGGCAGGGGGTGCCGAAGGACGAAGTTTGGGCTTGGGGATAACAGCCTTCTCACGCTTTTCCGGGGTCTTATAGACAACAGTCTCTCCACCACCACGGGGCATCTTGGGCACAACCGTCTCGTTCTTGCCAGAGACAACAGCAGGCTTCGGGCGGGGCTTCGGGGATGGGCGAGAGAATCCCGGTGGAGAACGATAATCCTTGCGGAGTTCCTTCTCGCTCTTCATCTTCGGGGATTCCGTTGTCTCAAAAACGGCAAGAGGGGAATTGGCACCCTCAAACTGAGGAGGCGGCATTTCGTCCCGCTTCCTCTTCATGTCAGAGAACTTCCTTGCATTGACGGCCCGAAGGCTCTTAACAAAGCCGGGGTGCTCAACAGTGAGGACGCGAGCGCGTGTTTTTGGGCCAGATGCCATTATAGGTGCTGCTTTTCTTACTTGAGTTTGGTCGAGTATGTGCCAAACTTGCCCAGCTTCGAAGGGAATGTTTTCTTGCCAGCCTTGCGGGCGGCAGCGAATTCCTTTTCGAAGGCGATGCGGGTCTTGGACTTCTTCTCAACCCCACGCTTCTCCACCTTCTTCTTGACGGAGGTGTTGAGGTTATCGGGGCGAAGCTTCGGAGTAGCAATTCGACGGCGAACCCCCAGAACAGGATCGTCTGTCTTGGTGCCCCTGCTGATAGACTGATAAGCCTTCTGCACATCAGCGTTGGACATCGCGCCATCGTCGGCATACTTGTAACCCGGCTGCTTACCGCCCCTCATGAGCGGGCCAGAGGGCTTGTCAGAGCCTTCACCAGCGGGTGTGGTCATGCCAATAAGGGCACCAACAGGGCCAGCCAAACGGCCAGCAGCGGCACCCGCATTGAACGTGCGGCCACGGGGACCAGAGATCATCAGGGGCTTGTCACGAAGCGGGACTGGCTTAAAGTTGTCGGCCTTAACAGCCCTGCCAGTGCCACCACTACCGCCCAAACGAATCTCCTTCGGGGGATTTGCCCTGTTTGCATTGCCACGAGACTGATCAATCTTCGCCGGGAGACCACGCTTCTCGGGGGCCTTCTTCGCCGCGTCCTTAACGCGATCAGTGAGAGTGCCGGACTTCGGCTTCACATCCTTGCGCGCACGCTTGTTGGCGTTGGCAACACGGGCCTTGTCGAGCTTCTTCTTAAGGATTTTTGCGCCCCTGTTGAGAGGCCTATCGTTGTCTGCCATAGGTGGATTCCTGTTGAGATGTGCAGCTTTGCTGCTTTGATGAGTTGCAGCTTCGCTGCTTTTTAGCTGTCGAGGCCTGACATAATTTTAAATCACAAACTGCCAAAACAAAAATCAATAGCTTCGGTAGGCAGGCAGCACGCAAACAACAGCTTCGAGGGTAAGGGGATCGATCTTGTTGGATTTGGAGAGGTTTTCTTGTGCCGGGAGGTATTGGAGGTTTTCGGGGATGTTTAAACCACAGACATTCTTACCTCGCAGAGGGATGATGTGGTCAACGTGATAGCCCTCGGGGCACTGAGAAGCAAACTCAACAAGTGCTTTCATGTCACACCATGAAGGTGTAGATAGCTCACACCTTTTCTTTTCTTTTAGGCGCTTGATTCGTTTACTTTTTCTCCCATTCGGCGTCTTGTTCCAAAACTTCCTGAAAGTCCCCTGCCATTCGCTTTTACAAGAAAGGCAATGGCCACCTAACGAAAACCTTTCCCGAATATGCCCATGTTTACATGGCTTCCCCGTGAAGTAGTGTATTGATCCTTGGGCTATAGCTTCTGCGCGAGTTGAGGGGAGGTTGTTTAGCGTAGTCACAGGAACCCATAGGTTTGCTATTTTTTAAAAATATACCCCCCGCCCTATTTTAAATGGAAATGTTGAATGAAATTAGGGGGTTAGGACGAGGAATAGGGGTTGGGGTTTTGAAAAAAATGCTAATGATTTGAGCGAAATGCTATGTTATACACATGACGAGGCTCAGCGCGCATTCGGGGTGGTGGCGTGCCGGGTGGGTGTTCTGCCTTTGTTCCCCTTTTGTTCCCGTTCCGTGCCAGCGTTTACATGCTTTGCCCATGCCAGTGAAAGCGCGCTTATTTCCAATTAACGGCGCTTATGCGCTAAGCCTTTGTAATCTTTCGAGAATCTCCGCTTCGATACTCTTACTATCGGCGGAAACGCTTTCAATCTTGACTTGATCGGTCAGCATCCCGGCCATCTTTGCAGCCAATGCCAGCGCTGCCTGCTGAACGGACGGCGGCACGTGCTCCCCTTCTGCCAGCCTCCACACATTGCGCCAAACGCGATCCGCTGCCTTGAGTGAGGACATGCTATTCCGCCCCCGCTTTTCCTCCAGAATCTCATGTAAACGCTTTGTCACCCCATTGTGGGAGGCAAGCTTTGCCGCTTCATTGTGGATGGTTGCAGGAGCCATCCCGGCAGCGTCATAAGCCTGACGGTATGCTTCGCTGTTTGTGAGGCCCTCCGCCAATAGCTGAGCAAACCTCTCCTGCTTCACGGTCAGGCCGCTTCCGCTTGCCTTGTTCCCCGTTCTCTTTTTTTTGTTTTCTGCCTTCCCCCCGTCAATAACGGTCAGGCGTTTGCTGTCGCTGTCTTTCATGGGCCTCAGTCCCCTCAATCGGCGGGTGCCTTTTCGGGGCCTCAAAAATTGCTTCCACCTCATGGTAGCACCGCCCCGCATCAACCCGAAATTAACATAGTTTAAACGTGCAAATCACCTGCAAGCCATTGAAACCATTGGCGAATCTTTGCGCGCTTTATCGGTCAAATAGGCCTCATTTACACATCCCCTTCACCCCTAACCCATTGAAATCATTGGACTGAAAATAATTGTTTACAGCACCCCGTCCCGTTGGCATTGTTTGGTCACTACCTGCTGATTGACATTGTGAACGACGACGAGCCGCCCCGCCGGGGCGACCGCTTTCTGGGTTGCGCGCCATACCGTTGACGCTAAACCCCGGAGAGCCGATCAAAACGGCGGGAACGGCGCGGCCTTCTCCCCTAGCCTGACGCCCGGACCCAGTGCCTTGCACCCCGGACTGACGGCGGACCTAATCCCCTTGTCCCGGCAATGCCAGTGGCCTTCGTGTCCGCAACGGCAACCCCCGGCGTGCCTTCCAAAAGCACCCCGGCGGACATGGCCTAGGTCCACACATAGCGGAGCGGCAACCCAGTGAACCGTGGTTTAAAACGGGCTCAACCGATTGCACCCCCCGGCGGACTAAACGGCGGGCGGTGCTATCGCCAAACGGCGGAAGCAACCGCCGCTTGGTTATGGCAACGGAAGGGTAAGGCAATGCTGTTTAACGTGACATTCGAAACGATAACCGAAAAAAGCGCGGAACACGGCGAATTCGAAGATATCGGCTTCACGATGCAGGATGTTTCCTTGCGGGAAGCCTATGACTTCTTACGGTTCAACGCAGGACACTGCGAAGCAAGTTGCAGTGATATCAGGCAGGCCAGATGGCTCACCTTTTACAATGAGGCGGATTTCTATACTGGTGAGGCCACAAACTACGGGTTGCATTTCCCGAATATAACAGGTTCAAGCCGGAAAAGGATTGCCCGCCTGTTTAAATGCGTGCTTTAATCCGTCCGGGCCATTGGCCCGGATCAATTAACGCAAATCAGGAGGAACTACAATGGAACAGCTTCACGATACGCGCGAAGGATGGCTCTCTCACGCGCTGGCTCTCATTTCGAAGCGCTTCACGGCGCAGGGCTATTCTCTCCCCGCCAACGTCAAGATTGCCTGCGGCTTTCCCGTGGGTTCAAGGGGAGGGAAGAAAATATTAGGGCAGGCCATCTCCCAGATGGCTAGTGCCGCAGGATATCATGAAACTTTCATCAGTCCGCTGGTGGATGAACCGCTGCTGGCGCTTGGGATTGTGGCTCATGAATATGGCCATCATTCCGTAGGGATTGAAGCGGGACATGGCGCTGAGTTTAAACGGTTCTGCGCCGCAGTGGGATTGGAAGGCAAAGCCACCGAGGCCTTGCCGGGTGCCGCTCTGAAGCAATGGCTTGCTGACGAAGTTCTCCCCATGCTTGGAGAGTATCCCCATGCGGCGGTTGATCCATCGCAGCGGAAAAAGCAATCCACCCGGATGATAAAGCTAGTGTGTCCTGAGACAGGCTACACGGTTCGCACCACTAAGAAATGGCTGGCGCATGGCGTGCCTACGTCTCCGGCTGGTTGTGAAATGGTTGTGCAGGGTGATGAAGATGAGGGGGATGAATAATCCCCTCGCCGGGGAGGCTTGCGGGGTTCTAAAATCCCGCAGGCTTTTTAATTGACTGTTAACAAATCGCCCTGTAAACGGGTGGCAAGAGAGGAAAAAACAATGCTTAACGTAACGATACAAAAGGGACATGCAACCCGCGCCCTTGATGCGTTTGTGATGGAGGTCAAGTTTCTCCCCACCGTGGGGGAAACAAAGGCCAAGTTGATCTATCTCGGGGGCTCCCATCACATGGAGATCCCGCCATCAAAGGTTGCAATGACAACTAAAATGTTGCTCCGCCTCGAAAAAGACGGGGTGTTAATCGTAACCGGACTTCCCAGAAAAGAGGAAATTGAAGCAATGAAACCCGCTCCTATCCAAACCCCCGCGCCTGCTGGCATTGACGATAACGCAGCGGCGCTGCTCGAATTGCTCCGCAAGCTTGGCGGCGGCATTTCAGAGAGCCGGGTGCTGGAATTGATCCACGCAAACGCTTCCCGGCCCGCCCATGTCACAATCAACCTCACGGCCCCGGGGGTTGAACTCAGCGGCACGGCGCTGATGCACCATAAGTTTCCGCTCTTGAGTGCTGCTGTTGCGGCACGTGTAAACGTCATGCTGGTTGGCCCTGCGGGCTCCGGCAAAACCACTGCGGCGGCGCAAGTTGCTAAAGCGCTTAACCTTCCCTTTTATGGCACTGGCGCAATCAGCACCGAATATAAGCTTTCAGGGTTCATTGATGCTCAGGGCCGGGTGATCTCGACCGCCTTCCGCAAGGCGTTCGAATTTGGCGGGGTTTTCCTTTTCGATGAGATCGACGGCTCATTGCCCGGTGCCCTGCTTGCCTTTAATTCGGCGCTTGCCAACGACTGGTACGATTTTCCAGATGCCAACATCAAGCGGCACGACGATTTCCGGGTGATTGCCGGGGCCAATACTTTTGGCACGGGTGCGGACCGCCAATATGTTGGGCGCAACCAACTCGACGCCGCAAGCCTCGACCGTTATGCGGTGCTTGAATGGGGCTATGACGAGGCGCTTGAGGCGGCGATGATCGGCGCGGATACACCCAAGGGTGCGCCTGTTCCCCGGTCTATCGAACCCCTCCCGGCTGAGCGGGTGCAGGCGGTTGCGTTCCAGTGGGTCGAACGGGTCAGGAAGCTGCGTAGTGCCGTGGGTGAACTTAAGATCCGCCATGTTGTGTCGCCCCGCGCGACCGTCAATGGCTCTCGCCTTCTGGCGGCAGGCTTTACTTGGGCCGAGGCAGAGGACGCCGTGATCTGGAAGGGCCTTGACGCCGATACGCGCGCCAAGGTTATCGCAAAAGCAGCATAAGGGGAGGAAAAAATGAGCAAGCCATACTACCGCACGCATTTCGAGAGCCTTGGGGACTTCCTCAAGGCCTCTCAACAGCCATCCCTAAGCAGCGCGAATTCAAGCAAGCGCGAAGGCCGGGAAGGGGAAGAATTCACGGGCGTCCGGACCTTCGCTGATGCCGTTAAGATGGCTGAGCGGGGCTGGCCGGAAGGCCGGAAGAAACTGATGACCGCGATGGCGGCGGCACAATCCACCCCATCCTTCACACCGTCTATCGTGATGGATGTAGCGGGTGCCTATCCCATCGCGGCGCTTGCCGCTGCTGGTGATCCCTGTTCAATGGTGGATCTTGCACCCGTGGAGGACCGGGTGCGGCCTATCGTTAGGCTCCTAATCCAGCGGGCTGGCTCAGCGGCCTACAGCACTGACGAATTTATGTCGTATGGTGCCGCCATTATGTCCTATGTCGAGGGGCTGGAGGGTGCGGGGTTCCGCTGCGAAATCACCGTGTGCTTTGCTTCCGACCTTCAGAGCGATGGCGATCAATGCACCACGGTGCTGGTCAAGCGCGCTGAGGAACCGATTGAACTTGACCGCATGGCCTTTGTGATGGTGCATCCGGCATTCTTCCGGCGCATTTGCTTCGCAGTATATGAGGCAATCGGAGGTTTGTCGCATGTTCTTAACAACCACGGTTACGGCTACAGCCGCAACCCCCGCGCAGACGAGGCTGAGCGTGGACAGTGTATCATCCCCGGTATCAACTCGATTAAACCGGGCAACTCCGCTCTCAAATCACCCGCCGCATGTCTCGCGCATATCGGCCCAGTTATTGAGGAGCAACTCAGGCAGGCAGGCGTTGAGCCTCCTGCACAGGCTTTCGGAGGGGTGTCCAAGTGATGCCCCTCGCCGGGGGGGCTTTCGGGGTCCTATCACGGGAAACTCTTCCGCCGCATCCTACGGGGTGCGGCGTGGGGGCAAGCCCGCCCAAAGGAGAAACAAAATGTGGTACGTCATCCCCTACAACAAAAGCATTGCCGAAACGCTGGCGCACAACCCGGGGTCATTCAATAACTTTGGCGAAGCCCGCGACAAGGCGGAGTTTTTGCGCGAAGAAACCGGGAACCACTACCAAGTCATCAAGATCCAAACAGCATGGACCACAAAAACCCTCGCAGATCGATAAACAACATATGAGGGAAACCTTCCCTACACTGTGTAAACGCAGTGTAGTGGGGGCAAGCCCGCCCGAAGGAGAAGCAAACATGCCGAAATTTATTGTGACCGTATATAGGACCGAAACCTTCTTGACTGAGATCGAGATTGAAGCCCCGACACTGGCTCAGGCTGAGAGCATGGTGGAGGATGACGCGCAGCGCCATAGCCTCGACTGGAGTTATGAGGAAACTAATTTCACATGTTACGGAGAGGAGATTGATGAAGAGGCATCAAACCAAGGCCAAAACACATAATGACAGCGCTTACATACTTCGCTGTTGTAGGGATTGTAATGCTTATCCTGTTCATCACTAAAGACCCAATGCAAGGAAAATGAAATGCGCGGAATTCTTATCGACCCGTTTACACGTTCAATCTCTGAGGTAGAAACGAGCGGCAAGCTTGCCGAGATTTATGAACTGCTGGAAGTGGATCTCATCACTGCCGTGTCGCTAAATGAAAACCAGAGCCTGTTCCTCGATGACGAAGGCCTGATGGTGTTAAAGGAAAATCAGGAATATTGGAACTGGAAGGGATCGAACCAGCCCTATGCTGGCAGGGGATTGATCCTAGGCCTCGATGCCAACGGGGATAACGTAGATACCACCATGAGCAGCTTGGAAGTTGCCATGCTCGTAAGCTTCCTCGACAAGGAAGATATCGACCCCGACTCTTACCTTGGCTTTGAAATCTTTACATGGTGAAACATGAGCAAGCTTAACAAATGCGCCGCTGAAGGCATGTACCGCATGGAAGGGAATAGCGTTTGGATATTTGCAGATGATGCAGATATCTGGATCATAAAGGGGGAGCAGGGGCTCAGCATTTCAGTGTGGAGCAAAGACACAAACAGGGAGCCCATCGATGCAATCAACCTCGATTGGAAGACAATCAAAGGGGGGGATTGATGGTTGTTCTGCTAATAATATTTTTAACCATCCTGATACTCACGGGCATCGAAGCAGCGTTTAAATGAAAAGGGCCGGGGGAAACCCCGGCCTAAGTTATTTTGGGAAGTGTGCATTTCAAAAGCTGCTGGTTGGCAGCACGATTTCCTCATCACCCTAAAGACCGGGCCAGTCTCATCCCTTTTTGGGATCTCTATGCTGGATTTCTCCAGCAAGCGCACCATAGGCCACCAAATCCACAAAGCTATCGAAGTGATCCGGCGTCTCTACTAATCGCGCAATCTTTAACCATGCCATGCACAACGCAGCCTGCGCTGGCGTGACGTTTACACCTACAATCTCAGTCCATCCCGCCGCAATGCGCCTGTGCATCTCATACGCATCACCATAATCCTTCGCGCGCTGACCATTGATCAGGTCAGACGCGGAGTTCAAAATCTTATCGCGGTCGATATTACCTATCATAAAAGGTTCAGAAACGTCCTTCCTTGAGATTGTGTGGCTCAAGTCAATCATATCTTCCGGCTTCCTCATGTTCCCTCCGGTATTCAAGATGCCACACAATCATGGCTATGTATCGTCCCACCTTTAACACAACTGGCTCTGGCATCCAAGGACAAGCAAGGTGAAGTGCCTCATGGATAATTGTTTCCAGCCTCACCCTGCCAACCAGCCGATCATCTATCTCTAACATTGGCTGATATGGCGGATGCTCATGAGGGTGGTTGTGGAGAAGCTGGGTTGCCAGCCCATCTGCCCCATGCCTAAGAAGCTTCCTCTCCACAATAAGAGGAAGCTTTCTCAGGTCAACGCTGCCATCCTTTCGAAAGCCCTTCATATCTCATCGAGCAACATGTTGATCTTATGGTGGATGCGCGTGACATGATACAAAGTTTCTTCGATGTCGAGCGTTGATATACATTCGTATTTCGAAGACCCTTTAACCTTGCCCACAAGTATCAACTGGTCATACTTCCCTTCGGCAGACTCCAACACCTTCTCAGGCGTGAGATCGTCTTCATCTTTCTTGTTTGCATTGGGAAAATCAACAACATTATCATCCATTATCATCCTCCTCCAATGCCTCATCAATAACATCAAGATCCCTCGCCGCGTCTTCCGGCTTGAGAGACAACTCACACGACTGCACCAGCACATACTTGCGCGCCACCAGCAGCGCCGCCCGCAGCCTCTCCAC